GTCGGCCGGGCGTTCGGCCGCTACCAGCGCTTGCACCAGCTCGTCGCCGGACGAGAAGCCGAAGCGCTCGGCCACGAGGTCTGGGTGGATACCATCCTTGGCGGTCATGCGCCGGGCCTTGAGCAGTGCGACGGCTTCCGGCTTGGCGCCGATGTCGTCGAGGCCTTGCAGGGAGAGCTTGCCGAACTCAAAACCGTTGGCCGTTTCGCCTTGCCCTGGAGGGGCAGGAGGAACTGGCCTTGCGTGTTCCCGATCCCACCCAAGCATGGCCTGTGCCACGTCAATGTCAATTTGGCGTTTGTTCCTCGCCAAAACCTGCCCACGCTGAATGCCTTTCGCTTCCGGGTTTTCCGCAAGCACCTTGGCCTTCAATGCGTCACGGGTTTCTTCCTCAAACGCCTTTCGCAAATCCTTCCATTCGGAAAGCGCTTTTTCGTGGGCAACTTGTGCGGCGGACTTATCCCCGGCCTTTCCCGTCAGGAACTGCCACGCCTGATACACCGGCCGGCTCATCACCTCACGGCGCACCTCGCGCTCGATCTCGTCGCGGGCCTCCTTGGCCTGCTTCTGCAGCCGCTTCACCTCGCGGCCCTTTGCGCGCTGAATCCACGCCAGGTCGCGCAGCCCACGCGCCTGCAAATCCTCGATGGCGTCGGCCGTCGCCTGCGTTCCGATGGACTGGTAGGCGGCGAACTCTTCCGGCGTCATTCCGGCATCCTGCGCCGTCGAGAAGAGCGGCATCATGGATCGGCCCATCTCGGCAAGCTGGATTTGCTCGGTGGTCGCCACCATGCGATCCATCACGCCGCGCACTTCGTCTGTGAGTTCGACGTTCAGCGCCTTCATGTCGCGGTAGATCGCCAGCAGCCACGCGCGGAAGCGCTGGAACAGGCCCTGCAGTTCAATGCTCGGGGCCTTGCCCTCGAACAGGTATGCCTCAAAGCCGCGGGCGAACTTCTCGTGGTAATCGCGCTTTTCCTCAAAGTCGAGCGACTGCCATTCGGCCATATCGCGTAGGCCGAACCAGCGCAGCAGCGCATTGGTGTCGGCCATCAGGCTTTGCTCGCCGGGGGTGAGTTCGTCGATGGCCTGCAGGCGCGCCGCCATGTCGAACTGCATCTCGAGAAACGCGTGGCCCGACTCGTGCAGGAAAGTGGATAGATCGGCACCCTTCATGAGGGACATTGACCAGCGGGACGGGGAGAAGGACCCGCGCGGGCCTTGCTTATAGGCGTCGGAACCTACCGACGCGCCGGACTCATTCAAGTTTCTTGAATCAACAATTTGATCTGGGTTAAACGCAATATAGGCCGTAGTTACTACCCCCGTCATGAATCTGTCGTTGAAGTTTTTCAACACCAGAGAGTCGTAACCTTTCGACTTTGCGCTTGCAGAAATTTGCGCGACAACGTTATCCCACCCCTCAGCCCCGGAAAGCAATGATTGGGCTTCCATTGGAGTTTCAGGAGGTGGAACTTTTGTTTTTTTTGCCTCTTTTATTCCTTCTTTAAGAATGTCAAAGACAAACGGCTTCTTGCTTTTCAGGAAAACCGCTCGAATATTTGCACCTTCCTTAGAGCCTTTTGTATTCGGCCCTTTTGCAATCCAATCTGCATATTCGTAGTCATCAGTTAGCCACACCCCGATGTCAATGCCGCCGGATGAACTTACGTCAAACTCATCAAAATCCCTATCTGTCCCGTGATAAAGCAGCAACGGCGCGCCATCGCTATCGAGGATTTTTGTTCCATCAAGTACCTTTCGCAGCGCCGAGCTTTTTCTGCGCTCCTTTGCTTTCAGTTTGGGAATTGCAATATTGAAATCTTCTTCAATACGGCTGCGGATCATCTCCATGCCATATTTATGGAATATTTTTTCCCCATCTTCGCGCAGCCCCATTGACTCAAGGTACTGGCGCCAAAGGGCGTTGTTTTCGCCTCCCTGTTCAACGTCTCCGGCCGGGGTGGGCGCTTGGTTGCCGGCGACGCTGTTTTCGTCAGCCATGCCCGCAACATTACCAGAACGATCAGCTTGGTCAAACGTCTGCCCGCCCATCCCCTCCGCCGTCACCGTCAGCGGATACCGCTCATAGAGCGCTTCCGGCGTGAGCCCCAGCTTGGCCGCCTGCACGGCGTAGAAGTTTCCCGCGATGGTCGAGTAGGCGTCATGCACGTCCGGCGTGAAACGGCCGGTGGCGTCGAGCTGCTGCTTGATGATGTCCTTCACCACGCCGGCCGACGCCTTGAACGACTCATCCCCCTGCTGGTCGGCGATGATGCGCTCGATCTCGCGGCGCAGTTCGGGCGCCTGCTCCTGCATGTAGGCTTGTGCTTCGGAGCGGCTAAAGCCTTCCGGATCGGTGCGCAGGTGGTCGAGCAGCGCGCCTGCCGCTTCGGTCGGTGCGATCTTCGCGGCGTACTCGGCCACCGGGATGGCGATCTGCCCGCCGGTGACGGCGGCGTCCTGCAGCTGCGCGGCGACAGCCGGCGAGGCGGCGGACAATTGGTCGGCCATGCCGGTTTGCAGCAGCGTCTTGGCGTCGATGAACACGGTCTGCACCGGCGACGATTCGGACGCGGTGGCGATGAACTGCTCGAAGGTCTGCGAGTCGCGCTGCAGCACCTTGCTCGCCGCGGCCATCTGGTTCAGCGCCTCGATCTGCTGGGCGGTGCGCTCGGCGGCGTCGGCCTGGGCCGCCCGGCCGCTGGCGATCTGCACCACCTTGGACGCGCCACCCATCACGCCGCCCTGAACGAGAGTGGCGAGGATGGTCTGATAGATCGCGTCCGGCTGCTGGCGCAGATAGTCGCCCATCGTCACGTCCGGATTTGCGACGGCCGCATCGACAAGGTTCTGCGTCACGGTGGCGACGATCTCGCTGGGAATCTCGCGACCCAGCATGCCGGCGACGAACTCGCCCGCGCCGACCTTGCCAAACTTCGACACGAAGAAGCCCATCGGCAGAGCTTCGGTGGCAACTTCCAGCGCGCCCTCTGCCAGCGCGCCGCCTGTCGCCTCGCCGATGGTCGCGCCCCGGGAAGCGTACTTTCCGTAGGCCGGCGCCGCGCTGTTGATGCCGGCCAGGGCGAGGCCGGGGGCTGGCGAGCCGGTCATGATCGACGCGGCAAGGCCGGGAAGGTTCTGCAGCAGAGAGACGCCGCCGGCGTACAGGCCGGATGCGGTCAGGCTCTCGAAGGCCGGCGTGGCGGCGTCCTGCTGCGCCTGGGCTTGCCCGGCCTTGCGCACCAGATCGGCACGGCGCACCTGATCCTCCGGCGTTGAGCCAGCGCCAAACAGCAGATCGTTGAACGCAAGACGCAGGGAGGCCGTCAGCGGCTTGAACTTGAGCGCCTCGGCAAAGCCACCGGCCACCGATGAAAACGTCGGCTTTGGGCCTTGCCACGCCTTCAGCGCGTTCTCGGTGTCCTGCAGGTTCTGCAGATCGTCGTGGGAAATCTTCGCCTTCTCCACGTCGGCCAGCAGCGCAGCGGTGGCCGGCGCGGTCTTGGCCAGGGTGTCGAAGTCGATGCTACCCACGGCCGCCTCGCGCTTCGCGTCCTGCGGGTAGGCCAGCACGGAATCGACAGGCATGCCAGTGCGCCGGGCGATGCGCTGCGCCTCTGCGTAGGCGTCAGGCGAGGTATCAATGGCAGAGACGTAGCCGACGCGCGCGGCGCCGGCGGTGGAGGCTTGCAGGGAGCGGCTTACCGCATCGTCAAATTCTGTGGTCATCGCTTGGCTACTTTCATCGTCCAGTAGGCATTGAGGATTTGCGCGTCGGTCGGGTCATCCACGCCGCGGCGCTTGAATGCGGCCTTCAGCGCGTCACGGTCAGCGCTCGGGATGTCGCCGGCCTTCATGCCGAGCATCGGGCCGGACGAGTCGGAGAACCAGCCGCGGAAAGTGGCGTTCTTGGCGAACAGCCCGTCGAGGTGCTGCGCCACTTCGGCGTCGGTGAATTTCTTCCCGGCCTCGCGCTGTGCGCCGATGAAATACTGATCGACGAACTGGCGGATAGCGCCGACTCGGGCCGCGTCCTTCCCGCCATCGTCCTTGGGGGTCGGGTCGATACCGAGCATGCGCATCCGAGCGTCGAGCGTCTGCTTGATCGCGCCGCTGTTGATGTCGCCCGGGCCGTTGGCGCCTTGCGCGCCGCCCATCTGCTTGGCGCGCTCGTTGGCAAAGTGCTTGAAGTCGGTTTCGGACAACTCGCGGCGCAGCATGAAGAACTGAGCGTCGGACATGCGTCCGAGCTGGGCCGGATCGGCGGACAGCTTGGCGTAGAGCAGCGGGCTCGTGATGTCCTCGCCCTTGGCGATCCGCGCGCCGAAGCCGAGGACGTTATCCACTTCCTTGGGCGGGATGGCGTTGCGCACGCTGGCCGGCAGATCGGCAAAGCGCCCGCCGTTGGCGACAAGCATCCGCATGGCGTTGGAGGTGCCCTCCTCCTCGCGCTGCTTGATCGCGTCCTCCTGCACCTTCCACTGGCGCGCGGCTTCCTCGCGGGCGATCTTCAGGCGCTGCGGGTTACCGGCCAGGGCGGGGTTGCTCAGGAGCTGGGCGTCGATGTCGGCCAGGGAGGGCCGGGCCGGCTGCCCTGCCCCACCGTTGAAGGCGGCCATGTTCTTGGCGACGTACTGCTGCGTTTCCTGTGGGAGCAGCGATAGCCAGCTGATCTGTTTCGGCGCGTTGGGGTCTGCGCTGGCATTCACCATCACCGGCTTCTGGCTGTTCGCCAGTGCCTTGCGCACCGCGCCCGGGCCGGCGTTGTAGGCCGCGTAAGCCAGCGACAGGTCGCCGCCGAAGTCCTGCAGCTGCTTGGTGAAGTAGGCCTGGCCCAGCGCCTTGTTGTACTCTGGATCGGTGCGATAGCGGTTTTCATCCCACGGCAGGCCGGCCAGCTTGGCCGCCTCCGGCGCGGTGCCCGGCATCACCTGGGCGATCCCAATGGCACCCTTGGGGCTCGTGAGCGGCTGCCCGTTGGCGGCAAACTGCTTGCCGCCGCTCTCAGTGCCAAGCAGGATGTTGAAGGCCCGGTCGGCATCGGTCGGCGCCAGCTTCGGCGCGGCCTGCTGCACGGCCTGCGTGGCAAAGCCGACGCCGATCTGGGTGTCAATCTGCTTGGTGATGTGGCCCTGCACCTTGAGAATGTCGTCGGCGTCCATCTGCCCGGCGTAGCGCTTGAGCAGCTTGTCGGCGTAGATCGGATTGTTGTTCTCGATTGCCGCACCAATGGCGAGCGTCAGGCCGTTGCTTGCGGCCTTGCGCGCCATCGCCTGCTGCCACTCGCCGGACTTCCCCAGCAAGCTGCCCTGCCGGTAGGTTTCGGCCTTGATCCGTTCGATTGCGCCGTTGATGGTGTCCGGGTCTTGGTAGCCAAGCGCGATTTCGCGCTGGGAGGTTGAGATAACGCCCTCTGACACGGACAGGCTATGGGTCTTGAATTCCTGCGCCTCGTGCTGGTCGAGATGCTTCTGCATCTCCCGCGCCATCCCGGTGGCGTGCTGCTGGAAGGTGCGCCGCTGCACGTCGTTGCCAAGGGTGCTGCTGATCTTGTCGAGTTGCTGCTTGAAGCGGTCGCCGTACTCCTGGGCGAGCGAAATGCCATCCGGCCGCTGAACGGCGTCAAGGCCCTTCAGGTTGGTGAATCCGGTGTCCTTGCCGTAGGTCAGATTAAGCTGCGCTTCCTTGGCTTGGTTGAGCGCGTCGTCAATCCGCAGGGCGTTGGCCTGCAGCTGCATGTCGGTGGCGATGGCCATGCCGGTTTCGCCTGCGCGTTGCAGGGCGGTGCCAGCCTGTTGCGCTTGCTCGGGCGCAAAGTTGCGCATCTGCGGCGCGTTCAGCCGCTGACCGGTGAAGTCGGTCGCGCCAACGGTCGGGACGGTGGGGGTGGGTACGGTCGGCATGGATCAGCCCCCCGCCTTGCTGAACTGATACCAGCTCTTGGCCACGCCGCTTGCGCTGCCAAGCAGGGATGTGAAAGCGGCCGACGTGGGGTTGATCGTCGATGCGCTGGCTTCGGCCATCGTAGCTTGGTTCTGGAAGTCGGTTCCCTGCAGGCGGTAGCCCCAGGCGCTGCGAATCGCGTTGGCCTCAAGCGCGTCCTTGTCGATGTCCTTGATGATGTCGGTCGCTGCCTGCGCTTCGGCGGCGCTGCCCGTGCCCACATCAACGCCGTTGGCGGCAAGCGATGCGCGCTGCTTGCCCTTAACCTGGCCGTATCGCATGGTCGAGGCGGCCACGTCCTGCTGGCCCTTGAACAGTGCCTGCTGGGCGGACATTTCGGAAAGGCGCGCGTTGAGGGCCGACATGGCGGCCTGATACTTCAGCGCGCTCTTGGTGCTCTTGGCGCCGTAGTAGGCGCCGACGGCAGCGCCAATGCCGCCGGCAGTTTGCGAGCCGGCAGAGAGAAGGGTGAGCGGGTCCATGACGATGATCTCCGGTGATCTGGCGTCATGGTGGCGCGGCGGCGGTGGCGCACGCGCACACGTCACCCACCAATCGCCACCTCCGCAGTGAGCGACACCACCGTGAGCGGCAGCGGGTCAGCCTGCCGGACAAACACCTGCCCGCCGTCCTGCCACGATGGCGTGGTCATCACCATGATCTCTTCGCTCTTGAGCGCCGGTGGCGTTCCGTATGGCTCGGTGGTGCGCTGCTTTGCCTCCACCAGCAGGCTCTCGTCCGGCCCAACGAAAATGCCCGACGACCGGAACACGCGCAGCCACGCCTTATTCACGTTCTTCGTGCGGCCTTGGCCATAGCCGTTGTCGATGGCCGCAGCGACCGGCAGCGTCTGCAGGTCGGCAGTGATCGGCAACCCGACATGAACGGTGCTCGCCTCGTGGTCGAGCGTGATCGCGCCGCTGGTAACGACGCGCTGCGGATGCACGGCGCCGTCGGCCAGGATGGAAACGGTCTTGCCTTCCAAGTGGCCCAGCCCGCTGATCGTGCTCGTCGCCGCGCCGGCGTAGGTAAGGCCGCAGTCCACGAAAAACGCGTCGGCCTGATTGGCGAACTGCCGCGATGCCATGCGCTCCACGTAGCGGACGCTGGCGCCGTTGATCGTGCGCCGGACGACCGCATAAAGCACATCCTCGGCGCCCTCTGCTACCACGGCGCAGCTTTCAAAAACCCCGTCGGTGTCGTGCTGGTGCCAGGCGCCCACCTGCTGCTCCGGGATGTAGGTTAGCCCAAGCAGCTTGCCGGACGTGGAGACGAACCAGCCAGTCTGGTACGGCGCCTTGCTGTATGCCGCATCGACAATATCGAAGGTGTCGAACAAGTGCGCCGCACGCAGGGAAAGGTCGCCGGTTTGAAACCCGTTGGCCGTCCATGAATACGCGCATTCGCGCACGTGACCTCCGCGAGCGGCGACGTACAGCATGGTGTTGTTCACCGTGATCGGCTGCACGTTGGAAGAGCCGATGTAGCTCTGGGGCCGCACCGAGAAGTTGCTGGGCGTCATCGCGTCAGAGTTGAGCGACGTGGCCCGCCATTCCGCGGCGCCGGTAAGCAAGAGCAACTGCGTCAGCGGCACGATGTGGCGGATGGTGTTGGCCTCACGGGCTGCCACGCGGAATTTGATCCGGTCGTCGTCGCGGATCGGCAGCGAGTAGTTCATGCTCGACTCGGTGCCGCTGCGGGTCATCCAGATCGTCTGCGGGTCGTTCGTGGTGCCAGCAAAGGCCCGGCGCTGCTCGAAGTAGGAGACGGCGCCCGGGTAGTTTCCGGACGTGCTGAACACCGTGTCGTAGATCGGCGGGACGACGGACAGATCCGGCGCGATGTTGTCATCCACGATGCTGGTGCCAGTGGTCTGCCCGATGTAGCCGTAGAGCCCGCCCTGCAGCTTATAGACGTTGTACCGAGTTGCGCCGGTGACGGCCGACCAGTTGATGGTATTGGTGCAGCCTGTCTCGAACAGGTTGGACGACACTGAGCCGTCGGCGCTTGCCACGGATTCACTGATACCGTCCGCGCCGATGGCGGTGACGACGTAGTGATAGGTGTATTTCGTCGTGGTGCCGCCGGCCGTAGTGACAGTCGGGGCGCCGGGCGCGGCGATGGGTGCAGCAAAGTTGATCGTGGTGAGCGCCCACGACGTGGGACCAAGCCGCCGAAGCTCGCGCGGCGCGTAGCCCGGATGCACGAGCGTAAGCACGTCGGCCGACTGCACGTAATGGATGTCGAACAGGTCCGCCTCGGCGTAGGGGTTGGCCACCTCGTATGGCGCGCCCCCGGAAAGCAGCGTGGCGCCTTGAGTGTGGAAGCGGAAATAGCCGGCGCCAAGCTCAATCACCATCGTCTGCGTGGTGTTGAAGGTGAAGGGGATCAGCCGGGTGCGCTTGGTCGAATCTTTCACCGCGCGCACGAAGCGGAAGCCCGCCCGGTTCTCAGCCGGGCCTTGCGGCTTGGCGATGAAATTGCGCATCACCGCGGCGCCGGATCGGTACTTGGCATCATCGATGCGGCCGAACATCTCGGGGGAGATTTCGCCGGCGCCGAACGACGCCTGGAAGGTGCGGATGTTGGCCATGTCAGCGCCCCGCCATCCAAGAAACGACGTGATCGGGCCGCACGCGGCGCTGGCTGCTGTCGGATTCCTTGGCTTGGCTCAGGTAGCTCTGCGCAAACTTGAGCTGCTGCGCGGCCTCGGCGCGGCCCACGTCTCCCTTCAGGATCGGGCCGGCCAGGTAGCTGGCCAGCAGGTGCGAGAGCGTGGCCACGAACAGCGGAGAGAAGCGCGTGGTGTCGGTGACAATGGTCGAGTAGCGCAGCACCGCATTCGGCTGGTCGGTGTAGATCACCTGCCGGCCGGCTTCATCCACTTCGCAGGAAAAGGGCTGCGGCACGTACTGCCCGCCGGCCGACTCCGGCACGCCGGACGAGAAGCCGGTGAGCGAGGACGAGGCATAGCCGTTCTGGCTGTAGTCGTCGGTTGCGTCCGGCGGCAGGACGGCGATCACATTGACGGTCCCCGGCGGCACTGCATAGGCGTAGTCCCATTCCGGCCACCCACTGCCAAGCTGGGCGAGCTGCACGCGCTGCGTGGCAAAGCCCCATGAGTGCATCTCGAGCAGCGCGTCGCGGGCGATGGGGTAGAACCGGGCGCAGTGCTCGGCTTGGGCGCTACCTTCCGGCGGATCAAGCGACGCAATGGTAGCGGTGTCGCCGAGGTGGGAAAGCGCCAGGTTGCATATATCGACTTCGGAAGCCATGTCGGCACCTCATGAAAAACGGGGCGCACCTTTCGACGCGCCCCGCGGGAACTGCCCGAGGGCAGGTAGGAGATCAGGACAGGCCGTCGGCAGCGTCGCCTTCGGCCTTCTCATCCTTGGGCTTGCGCGGCCGGCGCACGGCGGGGGCTTCATCCTCCGGCACATCGACCGGCTTGAACCACGAGCCCTTGGCGTCTTCCGGCACCTCGAACTCGTCGCCCTCGTTGCGGTACTGGCCGAAAAAGCCCTTGGCGGTAGCGATGACGAGCATGATCAGGAACCTTCCTTTTTCGCCTGGCCGAGTTGGTACGGCATCCACTCGCAGTAGCGACCGAAGAGATTGCCGTTCGCGTCCTTCTTCGGTTCATCGCCTTCCTGCAGCAGATCGCAGGACAGGATCGGAAAGTGACGACCGGTGATGTCGATCACGTCGACGTTGACCATGCGATCGCCCCAGACGGCGATTACGGTTGCATCCAAAGGCTGGTCTTTTACGACAGCCATCGGAACAGGCCCTTTCAGATCGTTCTCGCAGGGGCGATACCAGACTTTGCGGCCGACGGACGGAGTGATGATTTTCGACATGGCAACCTCCTATCAGGCGACGGTGAAGCCGGACGGCCGCGCGATGTTGCGCTGGATGGTGTTGCTGACGTAGGCCGTGGCCTTGCCCGCGGTCATCGCAGCGGTGCCGACGCGCCACACGATGCGGAAGTAGCGGCGCAGACCGGTCGGCGGCTGCATCTGCAGCAGGGTGGCGCCGGCGGTGGCGTTGGCAACCGCAACGGCCGGCCCCATCGCCTTGTCGGCCCAAGTGCTGCCGTCGGACGAATCCTGCAGCACGGCTTGGATGGTGGCAGAGCCGCCGGAGGTGAAGGTGGTATCCACGAAGGCGTTGATCCACAGGTTTTCACCGGTCATCGAGTGATCGCCGGAGGCGTCGCTGCCGCTGTCGTAGATGTTGGTGGTGGCCGTGTCGCCGGTGGAGGTGATCGCCTGCGCGGTCGCCAGGTTGGTTTGGGAGTCGAGCATGCCCATGATTGCGTTCTCCTTGGGTTAGACCACACGGGCCTCGGTTGCGAGAATCTGATCGACGGTCAGGACCGGCACGCCCATGAACTTCAGCACGCCGCCCTGGATGCCGGTGCCTTGGCCCGCCACGGAGCCGGGGGCCACGTTGCCGTACTGATTCACGGCATCGGTGAAGCTCAGGGCGTTCTGGCTCTTGTCGAGCGCGCCGACGGACAACATTTCCTTGACGGTACGGGAGGCCATGAAGGTGGCAGTACCCATGCCCATCGACGGGATGCGGGCCAGCGCCTTGATCATCAGCTTGTTCAGCCAGGTGGCGGCGGTGACGGCTTGGGTGCCGGTCTGGCCGGTGAGGTCGGACACGTCGACGTTGGCGATCCGCACCGCGTAGCGCCAGTCCTTGACATGCAGGCCGAATTTCCACTTCCACAGCTCGGCATAGGCGCGGAAACGGTTGCTGTTCTCGTCAAAGGCGTCGATCACGCCCAGGTCTTCCTGCTGCAGGCCAGCCTGCGAGCCCTTGGGATAGACGCCGGTGACGGTGTTCTCACCCCAGACGACCAGCCACACCGACGTGTTGTCGGAGCCGGAGCCGCCGGCGTCGATGATGTTGGCGCTGCTCGCGTTGGCGGCCGACAGGCTGTTGTAGCGCGGGGTCAGGCCCAGCACACCGTCGGGGTTGGTGGAGGTGTCGCCGTAGATGATCTGCTGGGCGAAGGTCTGGTTCATCGACTCGACGAACGCCAGACCTTCGGACAGGCGGAAGGCGGCGGTGTTGCCGTTGAGGTCGGCCAGATCCTTGTCGATCTCGTTCCGGCCTTCGGCCATCGCGCACACGTCCTCAATGGTGGCGCGGCCGGACTTGCTGGCAGCGACGCCCTTGTAGAACTTGCGCAGGGTCACCGACGGCAGACCGGTGCGAACCACGCCCTTGTGGCCGGTCGGCAGGTTGCCCTCGATGAAGTTCATGTAGGTGATGATTTCGTTGCTCTGGTTGAGCAACTCGGCGACCGTTGCGACCTTGCCGTCCGGACCGAACGACTTGGCGACATCGATCAGGGTATTGCGACCGCTGAGCGGAAGGGTTGCCATGATGGGATCTCCTTAGATCAGGCAGAAGGGGGGGTTTTGTCGTACAGGGCCGCCAGGCGGTCGTTGGCGGTGGGCGTCGGCGCTCCGTTGCCGGGAATCACCTTGTCCTCGGAAATGGCCTTGCCGATCCGGTGGAACAGGCGCAGCACCTCGGGGTGGTTGCCAAGCTGGGTATCGACCAGCAGCTTGGTCAGCTCGGGCGTGGCGAACTTGGTCATGGCCTGCTTGGCAATGCCCATGTTCTCGTCGAACTTCTCGCCGCCGATTTCCTTGTCGGCGCGGGAGGCTTCGGCCCACTCCTTGCCGATGGATTCCAGCGCGGCGGCCTGCTCGGCGACGATGGCCGGGGCCACCTCGGAGAGAATCCGCTGCGCGGCGTCTTGCGGCAGGTTGGCCGCTCTGGCGGCTTCGGAGAACTTGGAAAGGACCGAATCGCCCAGATGCACGCCGTCCGGCGCGGCAAACTCGTATTTCTCGGGCGCACCCGGCGGCTGTTCGGCCTTGGTGCCGTCGGTCGGCGCGGGGGCCGGCGCTTCGGCAGCAGGCGCCGCGGGGGTGGGCTGAACGTCGGTCGGCGCGGCTACTTGGGATTGTTCGCCGGGCGGGGTGACTTGAGTTTCAGCGGGCGGGGTGACGGTCGCGTCGGTCATTTTCTGCGGACTCCTTCAGCATTTCGGCGTAGCGGTCGGGGCATTCGGCGGTCAGTAACGCAATCAGCCTCAACCCCTCGTTGCGGTTTCCTTCGTTGAAGGCCATCTGCAGCGCGTTGGTGTTGAAGGAGAGGCGAAACACGCCGGCCCGTTCGAGCAACCCGGCCACGAAACGGCGACCGCGTTTGTTGCTCATCACCCACTTGAGGTCATCAACCTCGACACGCTGGGCGGGCTCCTCGTCGCCGTCACCGGGTTCGGCTAAGGCCAGGTAGGGGTCGTCTTGCGTGTCGTGCGGGGTCATGGGGTTGCATGGTGAAACCCGGCAGTCGCGGCACGCGCACCCCAAAGAAAAAGCCCGGCGCGGGGCCGGGCTTGGTGCTTGGAATCCCCGCGCAACGGGGGTTGAAAACGTCAGAAAGCGATGGTCGTGGGGTCGCTGCGGTAGGCCCACTCATTGTCCCAACGCAAGAAAACTTCGCCGGGCCGCCAGTACGTCAGCCCCAACATTTCGGACGGGGCCAAGACGAGTAGCTGATTTGCCTTGGCTCTCGCTGTCAGATCAGACAAATGCCCCTTGGCAAAATTGACCCCACAATCGTATCCAGTGGAGGCTCCAGGGGCGATCTGGTGGTAATACGGCATGTTGCCCTGAGCCGTCAAAGCCGCGTAGGCAGTCGAGTCTGCGAGCGTGCCGATCGCTGCATAATCGTAGTTGTCGCGGGCGTCCGCAGTTTCCGGGATTGCCTGATAGCACGGGATATACGACAGATTAAAACGCCCGCGCGGTGCGGCCCATGCCCCCCGATCAATCCATGCGCTGGCTGTCGTAGCCGGGGCGCCGTTGGGATTAATTCCGAACTCTGCATCGATGCAGTCAGCACGCGCTGCGTTTACTCCGTAGGATTTAAGCCATCCCGCAGTGTCGCCCGACGTGAGTCCAACATTACCCAAAAACTGAGCAAACCGCAGCGCCGACGGACGGGACTTTGCAATATGCGCGTATTTACGCTGATACGAATACGACAAGTCGAATTGCTCGCGAGTCACAGACGTGGACAACACGTTGATTGATGACCCGATTATCTGGTGCGTATGTGGGAACACATCATGACCGGCTCTGGAAATGTATTCCAAATCCGCAACTGATGGGTAAATGCCGCCGCTCTCAACTTGATTATGCGAAGCCCCGAATTTCCAACCGCGGGCCGCGAATTCGGGCAAGAAAAACTCGCGCGCGGATTTATACGCGCCGTCGAGGATCGGGCATACGTAGCCAATCGGCCAGTCGGGGGAGTAGATGCGGTTGATCCAGATATTGACAGCGGCGGTCGAAATCAGGCTGACAGAGATTCCATCTGTCTCAAAATACCGCGCGGCTTTGCCCCAGTCCGCAGGTGCGCCGATTTTTACTGCATCTTTGCTTTGCAGCACAAAAGTGCGCCACTGGTTATTCCAACGGTTTGAGTACGTCGGGTCGGTGCAGCCGAAAGTGCTGGTAGCCGTCGTTTCCGTAATCCGGAAAAGGTAGTAATTGACTGATCCGCCGTCTTGAGTCAGTCCGATATATAGCCGAGATACTTTCGACCAGTCATCACATTTTGCTCGGATGTGGATTGCACCGCCGGCTACCGCCTTTTTATTCAGGATTCCGGGCTCGGTGCCATAGGGCAAGTAAATCCGAGCTTGCGAACTTCCGGCTCCGCTTGCTGCGATCTTGATTGACGCGGGGTAAAACTCGCCAACGGTCCCATCGTAGCCGATAGTCATCACTCCATTTGTGACGGCTGCGACGTTGCTATACGTCATCGGCACGAGGATGGGCATGTGGCGCGGCAGCAGATCCTCGAACGGGATTTCGCCGCCGCCCGGATTGCGGGTGAACGGCAGTTTTGTAACCCCCCCATCCGAGGAGGTTGCAGCAGATACTGCTTTCGACCCGGCCGGAACGACCACATGCTCTTGTCCGTTGCCATCGATCACCCCCACCCACTGGCCGGTCGTCGGATCAAAAAGCCCGGCGGTGTCGCGCACGATGTAATTGCTCATGTCAGTCTTCCTTGTCGTAGAGGATTCGCGCAGCGCGGGCGGGGTTGGCCGGGCCGTTGGCGGTGAGGTCCATCGCGGTGAGCTGGATGGAAATGGACAAATCCTTGCCGCCCGAGTCGTCGGACGCCTCCAGCTCTTCGGTGGAACGATTCACGATGCCGGTGGCGCGGATCGTCACCTCCTGGCCGGCGCGGATGTTCCGGAGGCCAAGCGCTTCACACTGCTCGCCGTTCAGGCAGATGCTGGTGCCGTAGCCGTAGAGACTCGGCGAGTATTCGGGAAGGTGGCCTTCTTCCACCTCAAGGGATTTCATGACCATTTCGGCGTCTCCTTAGCTATAGCCGGTGAGCCCGCTCATCACGTTGGTGAGCGCGTTCGGTTGATCGGTGGGGGCCGCGGCGAGCTTCTGCGCAGTGCTGGCAGCCTGCTCAAGCAGCGCGCTCTGCTGCGCTTCTTGCTGGGCATGGGCGCGCTGCTGCCGGATGGCTTCGGCCGTTTCCTTGGGGATGAGGATGGCCGGCGTCACCCCCAGCGCGTCGGCGTAGGTTTCCACCCAGGCGTCGGCGTTGATGCGGTCGAGCACTTCGGGCTTGTACTGGGCGACGGCGCCGACGTTGGCCACGAAGCGGTCGATGCTGTTGGTGGCCACGGCGCGCTGGGCTTGGGCGAGCATGGAGACAAGCTCCACGTTGAGTTCGCGGCCCTGCAGCTCGGGCGGCGGTGGCGGCACGAGGCCGGCTTCCATGATCCGGTCGAAGGTGATCTCGATCAGCGGGTCAAGCAACTCGTTCTGCAGGCGCTCCAGCACCGGCCCCAGCATCAGCAGCTTTTCCTCGTGGCGCTCGGCCACTTCGGTAGCGGTCATGCGGGTGTCGGTCTGGTTCGCCAGCATCAGGAAGAGGTCGGCGAAGAAGCACGCGTTGATTCGCCCGCGCACGTCGTGGATGTCTTCCAGCAGGTGGGACAGGTCGAGATTCACCTCCCACGCCGGCCGAATGCCGCTGTGCGGGCTGGTCTGGTCGAAGTAGGTCACGCCGCCCGGCAGCATCTCCACGTCGCGGTTCTTCATCGCGGTGGGGGCCTGCAGCGGCGGGCGCGTCTTGTAGTCGATGCCTTGCGCCTTGCGCAGTTGCTGGTGCTGCAGCTGGTTGATGTCGCCCAGTGCGGTCATCGCCGGGCTCTCGCCGTAGATGTCGCCACCGCGGACGATCCAGCGCGGCGCCAGCGCGCGGAAGCGCTTGAACCCGGATTCCCGCAGGCAGTGCTTTTGATTGCCGTTCAGCTCGAAATAGACCGAGCGCCAGGCCATGTTCTGCGGGTCGCTCTTGGATGGATCGCGGTCGTCGCGCGGCTCGATGGCGTGGATGAGCGTGATCCACTGTTCCAGCGCGCCGCGGTCGTAGAGGTTCTGCACCGTGCCGCTGCAGTTTTCACGGCCAAACTCGCGCACGATCTGGCCGACTTGGCGCTGAAACTCGCGGTACAGCGTCACCACGTTGCCGCGCCAGTCGGTTGAGAGCGCGTATTCGCCCACCGTCAGCGGAAGGTGGTGAATGACGTTCTGGAAGTCGTCAATGATGATCGACGCGGACGTGCCGAAGGCTCCGAGTTCTTCATACGACGAATGCAGCGCCCGGTAAGTGTTGGAGCGCTGAAAAATCCGGTGCATCAGGCGCGTCACGCTGTCGAGCCACGTCTTGACGCTGTGGTATTCGTCGAGCGCGTCGTCACCGGTGGCAAGGCGGAACCACGGGCGGGCCGGGCTGGTGAGGCCGGACATCATGCCGGCGGCCAGAATGCCGTGGGCTTTGCTCGCCGTGCTGTCGTAGATGTTGTTGTGCCGCTTCTGGCCCTTGTTGCGGTCCTGCACGAAGTAGCGGCCGGCGCGCGGCAGCAGGCGGGTGCTGATCTCCTGCCAGTGCGCCATCCAGCTACTGCGCTCGGTCTTCAGGTAGCCCCAGCGCTGCAGGTACTTGGTGCGGTCGAGGGTCAGTTCCTGCGGCATTTCAGCCCCCGAGCAGCGTGGTGCGGCCCAGCGACAGCGCGCTGGGATCGACACCCTGCGAGCCGGTCAGCATCGTGCCTGACACGCCACCCTTGCCGGACATCATGGCGGCACCAAGGGCGCCAAGCACGTCAGGGCGTTTCTGGTTGGCGCGGTTGCTGGCCTCATCGGCGGATCGTGCGGCCTGCTCGGAAGCAGCAAGCGCCTGTTTCTGCGCGCGCTCCTGCGCCTTAGCGGCGTCTTGCGGCCCTTTCACCAGGGCGTTATAAAGCATGCCGGCGCCCGTGACGTTGAGCGCGCTGTCAAATCCGGACTTGATGCCCATCTTCAAATCTCCTTCATCACGACCACATCGGCCGGCGTGTAGCCGTGGCGGGCCAGGGTGTCGGCAAGCGGCGTGCCGGCGCGGCAGTGCCAGCAGAAGCGGGTAGCGCCGCGCTCCTTGGCCAGACGCTCGGCCAAGGCAATCAGGCGAGCGGCAACCGATCCGCCGCGGTGCGCGGGCGCGACAAACAGCGCGTCGTTGCTGCCAACGATCACAGCCGGATTGTGGGGGTGGGGGCAGACGGAAACGGAGCAGTAGCCCACTGGCTCGCCGTCGATCTCCGCGATCAGGCCGAACATCACGCCTGCGTCGTGCATGGCGCGGTACATCTCGACAGACGGATCAAACGGAAAGTCAAAGCCCGTCTCCGCCCAGTTCTGCTCAAGCAGCGGGCGAAGACGGGTTATCTCGTCGGCGGGGTTGCAAGTTCGGATCGTCGTCATGGGGCGCATGGTGCGGCGTGGCCCGCACCGCACGCGCACCCGTCAGGCGTAAGGGTCGTAGTCTCGACCGCCGCCTTGCTTGACGCGCAGATCGTCAAGCGGAGATTTTTTGGTCACTGGGAACGCAAACGACAGCACCAGCGCATCGGCGCGGTTCGGCGATGGGATTCCGCGCGCCTTCATGTCCTTTTTGCTTTCGAGCTGGATCTTCCCATCCACGCGGGGGACGATCTCGGGCGCCTGAAGCTCGTCACGCAGCACCGGGTCTTCAGCAATCGACCCGCCGCTCTTGAGCCATTCGCGGGCCTGCTTCCACATGAACGCCCGCATGTTAAGGCAGCCCGGGTCAGGCGATTCGCCGGCGAAATTCACCAGCGTCCAAGATCGGCCCATGCCTTCACCAGCAGAGGCAATTCCCGTCCCGAAACCGAAGTCGATGAACACGGCGTCGGCCTTGTGCTCGTCCTCGTAGCGCGCAACCTTCTGCGCCATAACCAGGTCGTTGTCGTTCTTGCCGATCACCTCAAGCACCTTGAACACAAGGCCCTGACGCAAGCCAATGACGAACTCGTCGTCACCTTCCCACGCCGGATCGACGGTCAGGATTTTCGGCGCAAAACTGTATTGCTCCGGCCTGACGCTGCGACCGTAAGCTGCGGAAACGTCCGTTTCGCTAATGAACTGGCGAGCAGACATGGACGGGAACATGCCGCGAACACGCACCTTCACGAAGTCCGAATCCTCGCCAAAGTCGTCTATCCACTTCTGAATCTGCTGCTTGTTCGTGCCCTCGACGGTGCGGCTGTCGATCTGGGCGCACTTCCAGCGGTGCTTGAAACGCCGGAAGCACTCACGGAAGCGCCCGGTGTTCCGCGTCGGGTTACCAAACGCAATCCAGATGATCTCCGTGCCCTCGTCGGTCAGCGCCCCTTCGGCCACCTCCCACACCTTATCTGCGATGGCCGAAGCCTCGTCGAAGATCAAGACAATCCGCTTTCCCTTGTTGTGGAGTCCAGCAAAGGCTTCGGTGTTGTGCTCGCTCCACGGCGTAAAGTCCGTGCGCCAAGTCTTTGAGTGGTCAGGGTCTTTCGACGCGATGCTGGTCGCGTTAATGTCAAACCAGTGTGACGTGATGGCCAGACGCGCCCACTTTCCAACCTCAGGGCTGGTCTTGGTGCGAAGCTGGTTGTCGGTGTTGGCGGTAATCACCACCTTGCAGTCGTCGCAGGTGGATAGCGCCCAGTTCGTCACCATGCCGATGAACGCGGACTTCCCGATCCCGTGCCCGGAAGCGCGAGCCAGCATCATGGGCTGGAATCGCGTTTCTGGGTTTTTCAGGTGATCGCGGATCTGGGCAAATGCTTCGGACTGCCAAGCGCGCGGGCCATCGTACTCGGCAAGCTCGCCCTCCCCCCAGTCGTAAGCCAGTTCGGCCCACGTCAGCGGGTCATCGGCGCAATCTGCGGCAAGCTCTACGATTTCCTGCTCAACATCGGCCGGCGTCACTTCTTGCGGCTCCTGGCGCGGGCCAAGCGTTCGGCAAGGGCGGTATTGACGTTAAGGTCAATCTCCTGGCGGTCGCCGTACTTCTTGGGGAACCACTTGGCCAGCAGCTTCAGGCGCTGCTCCGCGCGGTTCTTCTGCCACGCCACATAACCCGAATCAACCTTGTCGCCGTGCTCGGTGTTGGTACGCTCCGGAGGCTCGTCAAGAATGTCCAGGGTCTGCTCGGCGATGGCGTCTGCCCCAAGTTCGCGCGCGCGCGCGATACGTCCGGCAAACGCATTGTCAATCGCCACCCACTCGTAAATCCTCTGCCACGATGGCATTCCGTCATCGCGACAAATCGACCGCAGAGTCTCACCGTCTGAAAGTCGCCGACAGATTTCGTCCTCGACTTGAGGAGTTCGCTTAGAAGGACGCGCCATAACCACCCCCAAATTGCCACACTGCACACTGCACACCGTTGGCGTTAATGTCTCGAATCCCTTTCACCGCGCGGCCTCCGTGGTGTGCGTGGCGCTGCCCATGATTAACTGTTCAAGCCACGGCGCACCGCCTTTACGCCTCACGATAGCCCGAGCGCGAAGGGACACGCGCACCCTCAGCTCAACCTTGTCGGTCTTGGCGCCCTTGATCTGCGGGCGCTCAACAATCACGCCCTTCTGCCCACGGCGCCGGCCCTTGCAGATGTCCCGCACGCTCGATTTGCTGATCTTCCACTTGCGAGCCAGTTGAGCGTAGGAGCGCTTGGGGGCGTCCTCCGGGCCGCGGTCTTCCAGCAACTGATCCACCTCGGCGTCGGTCAGCACCGCTCGGCGGTGGCCCTCGCCGATGCGCTGGCCGCGCTCATTGACCATTGCTTTCATCACACCTCCTTAACTTCAATCCCATGCACCGACTTCATCAGGTGCCGCTTGATCCGATACGCCGCGGCTTTTGCCGTCGCTCCGCTCTTCACGTCCTCAACGATCCGCCGTCCCTGCTCGGAATAGACAAAATCGGCCACGTACTTCAGCGCGGGCTTGGTTCGCTTTTCGTCGGCGAATCGCACCGCCGGGGCAAGTTCAAACGCCACTTGAAGCGACAGGTTTTCGATCACGCCTTTCTGCTCTAGATAGCGCAGCTCCTGGTATCTCCGAGCTTCCTTTTTCGAGTCAAACCTGTGGCCATCGATGATTGTGGGCTGGTTGTGGTACTTGGTGCGGGTCACTTCGTCGCCTCCTTCGCCACGTCCTTACCCCACTTCTCCGACACCTCGCGCCGGGCCATAGCCTCAGCGGTCACTCGCTGCAGCCGGCCGTCAAACTCAATGATCGCCGCGCGCTCTTGGTAGTGCTCTGCGGCGGATTCGATTTCAGCCGTTTTGAGCGATTTTTCTACCTCGGTGCTATGGTTTCCTATCGGAGCCTGTTTAGACGCAGCCACGGCCCGATTTTGGGCCTCTGCGTCGATTTCTGATTGATTCACTCGATCCACTTTCCATCCTCTCCGCGGTTTCCCGCTTTCCACTGCCGTTCGGCCTCGGCTTTCAGGCCTTCGTAGTTCGCCGCCTTGCGCATGGCCTCGATTGCGTCCGCGTTGCGCTCGACTCGCCAGCGGATGAGCTGGCGCACGAGGCAGCGGCGCATGTGCTCGTGCATGTCGGCGGTCATGCCGCTTCCGCCTCATGCCGCGGCGCGCAGGTGCGGCCCTTGCCCTCGCCTGCCCAGACCTCGCCCAAGGCGTCGCTGGCCATCTCGATCTGCTGGTAGGTCAGCGCCTCGCCGGACAGGAAGCGGGCGCGGAGCGTTTCGGCCCACCACTTGCCCGGCGGCTTGGCGGCGAATGCGCCGCCGGCCATCTGCTCGGCGGCCTTCTGGCGCTCTGCGATCTGCTCGGCGGTCAGGCCCGGCGCCGGAAGCGCCTTGTGCTTCGGCTGCGGGCAGTTGCTCCGGCAGAGCTCCACGAACTCCGGCAGGGTCGGCGGATGCTTCGGCAGCGCGTCGAGCACGCGGCGGATCGCGTCGGGGCGCTCGGCAAACCCGGCGAGCCGTTCCGCCCACAGCGCCATCGCGTTCTGCAGCCCCACGTCGTCGCCGTTCGTGTCGGCCTGCCCGCTGCGCCACATGTCGAGGAACCGGGTGCCGTAGTTGCCCTGCAGCTCAGCGAAGAGCTTTCGCACCCAGCCCATCGGTAGCGGCTGGCGTAACGTCGATTGTCCTGCGCTCATGTCCATCGGTTGCTCCTACTGGCCCGGGGGCGAAGATCGCTTTTCCTGCGGCGCTGCGTTGTTCGGAAAGGGTTTGGGGTTGTCGTCGGCCTGGCGGCGATCCTCTCGGCAGCGTGGCCACGTTCGCAGCCTCTCGCCTTCGCCCTTCTGCCACGGCCAGCACCCAGGCCATGCCCTTGCCCTTGGCGCGCTCTTCGCGGGCGACCTCGCCGATTTCGTTGGAGGTGATGCCGGCGGCCAGCAGGGCCAGCAGCTTGGGATGTGACGGATTGACGCCTTGGATTCCGGCGGCGCGCATCTGGAGGCAGGCAGAACCGGCGTCCGTGACCTGAGGGGCAAGCGAGTCTGGGGGGGGATCGCCCAACACTGATTCAGCTTTGCTCTTCTCTCTCTGGAGGGAATCAGGAATCAGAGAATCAGGAATCAGAGAATCAGGAATCAGAGGGACATAGTGCTCACGCTTCGACTCGACTTCGACTCGACTTCGACTCGATGTCGAAAACTCAGAAGAAAGTTTGTTGCCTTTCTTTGTGTTGCACGGCAGGCACAGCACCTGCAGGTTGTCGTCATCGCTTGTTCCGCCCTTCGACACAGGCACGACGTGGTCAATGCACAAATGCTCCGTCGATCCGCACGACATGCACTTGTTCCCATCCCTTTCGAGAATCCGCGCCCTTTGCGTGCGAGTAACGCCGTTGGCAACAATCTTGTTATCGGCTCCAGGCGGCGGCGGAATCTCGCTAGCCTTTTCGCGATAGTGAGGATCTTGGTGTTTAACGAAGTTGATGATCTCGATATACCGGGCGCCATCTACTTCGTACCTAAGAATGAACCCGCCAGAACAGAGTTGATTCAACATCGAATCGACGTTGAAATCATCAGCCGGATATATCTCCATCTTGATCCGCTTCGGGCGATCCTCAAGGCGCCCCTCCCTATCAGCGAGGGTCCATAACCCAATGAAGAGAAGTCGCGTTTCAACCGGGAGTTCGACAAGAGTCTCGTTCTTAAAAAACGCAGGCTTGATGTTGCGTGCGCGGGCCATCAGGCGGACCTCCTGATTTCTTCTGTGTGGCGCTGGATGCGTCGGCCGATCCACTGCACACAGGGGACGGCCCAGCTGTTGCCCAGCGCCTTGTAACGCGGGCCGGCCGGGCATTGGCTGGCCGGCTTGTTGCGCCACGGGATGCGGGTGTAGCCGCGAGGGAACCCCATAAGCGCCTCACACTCCTCTGGCATGAGACGGCGGACCTGGCTTGCTGGGGTGAGGATGTTTCGCTCTTGCGCCCGACCTCCTCCGTTCGGGGCGGTAAGTGCGTAGGCGACTTCCCCGCCGATCTCAAGCGAAACTCCATCGCCGCGCCCTCGCTCTTGGAAAGCAATAGCTGGCGGATGCGCCACCGCCGCAAGCGGATGGCACGGATCGCCCGGCTGCGGGTTGCTGCGGTTCTCGGCGCTGGTGATTTGGGTCGTGTCGAAGGCCAGCACGTTCTCGCCACCGTTGTTCCGGCCGAGCGCGAAAGCGGTGTCGGTGCTCACGCACGGGTCTTGCGTTCCGTGCACAATCGTTGGCTGCACCAGGAACGTCTCCGTCTCGAAATCCATCCGACCGCTGGCGCTGGCGCTGGCGCTGGCGCATGCGTTGCGGGCGGTCGCTACGTCGATGGGGCCGGCGGTGTTATTGCCGCCGAAGGCAAGCGGCACAAGCACATGCGGCTTGTCTCCGCCTCCAGAAGAAGCCCGGAGGCAGTTCTGCAGGTCGTCGCCTAACTCTGCTGTTCCTCCACCCTCTCGACCGCGGAGAGCAACGCTGAATGCAGCCCCGCCGGCAGAACTTTCCCCCGCGCTTCGGCTCGGCGCAGAATCCCGGCGCACGCCGTCCCACTCAAAAAGAACTCGGGCGGGATCGAACCCTTCTCGAGCACTTGCGACAACGAACACACGGCGGCGTCGTTGGGCCAATCCGAAATATTGGGCGTCCAAGGTCCGCCAGGCGATTGCCCGCGCGGGTCCATAGACAGCACCAGCGTTCGCCCACCGGCCCCCTGGCGGCTCCAGCGGGTCATCTTCTCCGGCAAGCCCAGCCAAAAAGCACCCGAAGGCGTTGTCTTTCGTGGAGAGGACGCCGGGGACGTTTTCCCAGAGGACAACGGCGGGGGGCTCGCCTCGGCGGGCTCGAACATGGTCAATTGCATCTGCGATTTCCACGAATTTGAGGGTCAGGTTCCCGCGCTCGTCCGAGAGGGATTCGCGCAGGCCGGCGATGCTGAAGGCTTGGCAGGGCGTGCCGCCGCAGAGCATGTCCGGGGCTTCAATATCGCCGGACAGCACCTTGCGCGGGATTGCCGTCATGTCGCCCAGGTTCGGCACGTCGGGGTAATGGTGGGCGAGCACGGCAGACGGAAACGGCTCAATCTCGGCCAGCCAAGCGGCAGACCAGCCAAGCGGGCCGAACGCGACAGAAGCCGCCTCGATGCCGGAGCAAACGGAGCCGAAGCGCATCACCTCCACCCCCAGCAAGCCAGCCAGAAGCGCAGCGGCCACAGCGGATCGAACACCACGCGGACGCGCACGGCCTTGCACGGGTGCTCGGCGCGATAGACGGCCATGTCGATGATCTGGGCGGTCATCTCAGGCCGCCTCTTCCGTCTCAATGCCGTCGAAAAGACTCGGCATGCTCACTTCCCGCTCTGCCGCGCGCAGGTACTGAACGCCGTCGAAGAAGTAGCCGGTATTGAGTTCCGACGCGCGGCCCTTGCGGCCCTTCAGGATGGCCCGGTAAGGAACAGTCATGAGCCCACCGAAGGGGTCATAGACCGTTTCTCCCGGATTGCTGTAGCGCTCGATCAGGCGATCAACGATGTCGAACTGGAGCGGGCAGACGTGGTTCTGGAGGCCCTTTTGAGACTGCGAGCCATTCAGGGTCAACATGCGGTTGATGTCGTGCCAGACGGCCGGATCATGGCTGCCGGGCGCCAGGCTCATGAACGTCGAAGGCAGCGCGCCGCGGGCTTCGAGCTCTTCGCCGATACGGACGTGAAAGTCGTAGTCGTACGCGTTCGACAGGCTATAGGCCGTGAAGGCCTTCGCCAGTTTGTCCGGCCCAAGGCTGGCCAACTCTTCGGCGGTCAGTTGGCGATTCCCGGACGAGCGCCAGAATGCATGCGCATCGACCTGCCAGCGGGCCCGGGTGTAGTCGGTCTTCTGCTTCGACACCGGCATGTCGGCGTAGCCACGACTCCGGTCGGTCTGGGGCTTGCGGAACAGCAGCACATACTCCGGCGACCCTACCCCCATCTTCGTGCCATCCTTGCACTGCTCGGACCAGCCAAGACGGTACGTCTGGTTGTTCTCCCGCACCACGTCGGTGACGACCGTGATCATCCCCATGTAGTCGAAGCCGTGCTTGCGGGCGTGCATGATGGCTTCGCAGTGGAATGGGCTCACGGTCGGTGCGCCGGCGCCGGTCACATTGCCAAAGAGGATGCGATCCTTGACGTGGCAGCAGTACAGGCGACCGGGCTGAAGAATGCGCAGCAGTTCAGGGGTCAGAAAATCCATCTGCTCCCAGAAGTGATCGTTGTTCTCCGTGTGGCCAAAGTCGTTGTAGCTCGGCGTGTATTCGTAGTGATTGGCGAAGGGGATGGAAGTGACGATCAGGTCCACGCTCGACTCCGGCTGCCGGCGAGCTTCGATCACGCAGTCGTTATTCGCCACAGTGAAGCGGTCGGACGTCACCTCAAGGCGATCCACGCCAATCGTGCGAGCCAGCACCTCGGCCATCTCCATCTCGTTCAGTCCGTATTCCTTGATGATCGCGCTCATGTTCTCCACCATCTTTTCGTGTGCAATCCACTTCTCTTGCAGCGTCTTCACAATCTCCCGCTCGGCCTCCGAGTGGATGATGTGGATCTCAACCTCCCGCGTTTGCAGGAAGCGGTAGATGCGATGCACCGCCTGGATGAAGTCGTTGAAGCTGTAGTTGATGCCGAGGAACACCGCCTTGTGGCAGTGCCGCTGGAAGTTGCAGCCAGAGCCGGCGATCTCCGGCTTGGTGCTCAGGTACTTGAACTTGCCATTCGAGAAATCCACGATGGCCTGCTCGCGCTCATCAAGGTCTTGCGACCCCCACACGCTAACCGCCTCGGGAATGGCGCGCTTGATAGCATGGCGCTCATCCTCGAGGTGATGCCAGATCAGGTAGTGGCTGTCCGGGTCGTTGTCGAGGATGGTTTCCAGGCATTCGATGCGCGCCGGCAGGCTGTCGCGTTTCTCGCTGGCGGCTTCCTTCAGGCCGATTGCTGCGTCACGGAACAGCAGCCCCTGCCCGTCCTTCTCGGCGCCTGCCGTGGCGTGATCCGACACCACTTCGTGGTAATGCACAGCCATCGGCGGCAGCACATAGCCGTCATCCGAGAACCCCAAATCGGACGGCGATTGAAGAAAGATCGCCCACGAGTTCAACCACAGCCAGAACTCGCGCTCCTTGTGCGGGTACAGGGTGAGGTTGTTGGCCTTGGAACTGTCGCGCTGGAAGAAACGCGTGAGGGCCTGGCCTGTGTCCATGATCCCCAGGAAGCCTGCGTAGTGGATCAGTTCCTTGTAACGGTTCGGGCTTGGCGTTGCGGTGGCCACGAACTTGAACTTCACGCCAGAGAACAGCGGCAAAAACTCCTGATAGGTCTTCGATCCGTAGGAGCGGAGCACAGAAGCCTCGTCCAGGCTCGCAACGGCGAAGACGTTCGGGTCAAGCCGGCCGTCCCGAATGCTTTCGTAGTTGGTCAGGTGGATGCCGTCGAAGCTGGCGTCGACCTCCTCTGTGCGGCGGATGAACCGGGTCTGAACACCCAGCATCTCGCCGTCTCGCCGAAATTCCTGGCGCACGCCCAACGGGCAGACGATCAGGCCCGGCCCGGCTGCGTGCTTCATCACCAGTCGGACGATTTCCAGCTGCTGAACGCTCTTTCCGAGGCCGAAACGCTCGAACAGCGCACGATTCCCGCCGCGCACGGCCCACTTCACGCAAGCGCGCTGATGCGGCTTCAGAATGGGGTTGATCTCGTCGTCAGGGATATCGAATCCGGCGAAGCTGGCCAGCTTGATCTTGCGGCGCAGAAAGGCAAGGTAGTCGGAATGGTCGCTCACGGCACATGCCTCCACGTCCTGCGCATCCGCACATCGTCGACGCAGCACTTCGAGACGCCAAACCGCTCCTGACACTGCTTGTTCGTCAGCACGTAGCGGGTAGTTGAACCGGGTCGGTGCTGGCGAATCAGCCGCACGCCCTCTTCGTCCAGCTTCGCCGAGTGCTTCGACGCGCCGCAGACCTTGCCGGCGTCGTTGCGGCTCGCGTTGGGGTCTTTCTTGGCGCGGCCTTTCGGCTTCTTCCCGCCGATGGCCTGATAGCCGTACTCGAACACCTTGGCCTCGCGCTTCTTGAGCGTGTGGCCCTCCGGCACAGGCCCGATCAGCCGGCGGCGTTCGCTCGACATGCAGCGGCCCGTCTCCGGGTCATAGAGCCCGCCGGTGATCTTGTCGGCGATGAACAGCCGGCCGGTCTGCTGGATCTCAACGTGGATGGCCTTGATGATGGATTCCTCGCCGTCGGTTTCGACGAGCATCGGGGTGTGCTTGGCGCGCAGCAGGCTCTGCAGCGGGACGGATGCGATGAACGGGCCTTCGTCGGAGAGGCGGACGCGGAAGGGGGTCATGCGGCACCGCCTTTCGGATGTTTAATCCTCTTGCGCTCGTTGATCTGCGCGCGAACCTTTTCAAGTTGTGCTTCCGTCCACGCTTCGGCTTCTCGAAGTGCTTCGTCTGCATCTCCGAATCCGATCATGGTTTGTGTGCCATCGATTCTCAGCCAGACGGCGACCGGGCGAAGAGCCATCCCCTGTACGTACATGTCGGCCGGCTTTGTCATTGATGCATATGCCCGGGCGGCTTCATCGAAGCCGTCTGGCTCAAGCTCTTTAATGCTCATATTCAACCCCGGCTCCAGTTGTTTTCTCGACTTCCCTCTTCCATCCGCACCCCTCGTGCATGGGCTTGGGTCCACTCGGGTGGCGGCAGCGGTCGCGGGGGATTTCTCGGCCCTCGCACTTGACGGTGATGAAATCGACGTAGCGGCAACTGTGGCAAGACGGCGGGGCCGCGTTGGGGGTGGGGGTGGTCATGGCTTTTCTCCCCGGGCGCGGATTCCGCGTGCAAACATCTGGCCGGCCTCACGCTCTGCGGCGGTAGTCCATTCCGTCTCGCAGACCATCGCGCACGCCTCGCGCTCAACAGCGGCCACCAATTCGGCAAAGCGGAACATGCTCTCCGCCGTCTCAAAGCTGGCGCCCGCTTCCCGCGCCATTCGGATAATGTCGTCGCGGGTCATCACAGCCCCCTCCGATAAGCCCACTCTGGCGCATTGATGGCCGACCGCGTGACACCGAATGCAAGGCCGACAGACATGGAAACGATGGTTTTGCGCATCACACACCGCCCTTCTTCCGCCGCTCTTTGGCGGCCAGCAGCACACGCTCTGCCGGAGATGCTGTACGCCTGAATGGCCGCGGGCGCGGCGACGGACGCTGATAGCCGCTCTCAGGCCGACCCGGTGCAGTGCTCTGGCCGGCTGCGATGTTGTTATGAGCAATCGCCATGGCAAGCCCTGCCGAGATAATGGCTAGACGCCTCCTCATCACAGCCCCACCCAACGTTGAACAAAATCAACAACCCAGTGCAGCCCGACGCTCAGGCCGACCATTCCAGCCAGCACCACCACGCCCCACAGCACAACGCAGCCCAAACTGCAGGGCTCGGTATCGCGCGGAACGCGGGCTGGTTTCTTGGGGGTGGCGATGGCCGCCTCCCGGCGCAGCTTGTCGGCGCGGTAGGCCGCGCAATCCGGTTCGGTGGCTTTCACCTCTTCGAGGATGTGCCCCGGCCACAGCGGGTCGGGCAGTTCGCGGCCACGGTGGGTGGCGGCCTGAGCGGCGGCGTGAAGTTCCAGCGCAGAAGGCTTGCGCTGCATGGCGGTGGGGGGTTTGCGTTTCATGACTTCCTCCGTGTTCCCGGGTAATCCAACGTCACCCGTGGCTTTCGTTACTGCCAGTTTTGGGTTTGGCGAAGATGCCTGAAAGCACCTCGTAACCCTTACGGACCCGTTCAATGTCTTGCTCGATCAACCGCGGGATGTACTCGCTGCGCTCCATCCAGCGGTACTTCGCCACCCCGTCAGCGCCTTGCATGGCGATGCGGCCTCAAAAAAATCCCCCGGGCCGAGTGGCCTGGGGGTTAAACCCGGCGGGTGCCGGGTGGAGGGAGAAGACGGTGGGCATGGTCAGGCGGCTTTCTTGCTAGAAGCGCGGCGGCGGCGACGGAGAACAGCCCAATCAACATCCGGGCGAAGCTCTTCGCAGGTCACGGCGCCGACAAGATGGCGTTCGACGACGGGGCAAAGCTCGGCCGGAAACCGGCGCTTCCCGTCGCGGTAGAAGCACACGGCCTGAACGGAGCAGTCGAGGACTTCCGCTGCCTTGGCAGGGCCGCCGAGCTTCTGAATGGCTTTTTGGATCGAGTTCATGGGCAAATTCTACAACTGTAGAAAAGAAGTTTCAACAACTGTTTTTGCCCGCATTTAAACAGTTGTTGACACGCAAAAATCTACAGATGTAGAATTCAGTCGTCGAACAACAACACGGGAGCAAGCCATGAACGAACAACTCTCCTTCGTCGCCGAGACGCTAGAAGGCGCCGAAGTCATCAACAACCTCGTCCGCACCAACCTGCGCGACGGAGGCTATCTGCTGGCCGAGTTCAAGAACTTCGGCGGCAGCGCAGGCGAACACGCCGCCGCCAAGCTGTTCGTGGCTGCGCCGAAGCTGCTGAAGTTTTTGGCGGTCATGTTTGACAGCTACGAAAACGGCGTCCCTTGCTACGAGTCTCCCGATGACGCTAGCGGGTTTGTTGGTAATGCATTTCGACTCAGCGAAAAAGATTTCCACGAGATTGGAAATCTTCTTGATGAATTTGACGCGCCGCGCACAGCCGCCACCGAGTAAGGAGCCCGCCATGAAATCCGCCGTCCTCGCCCTCTGCGTGATCGTCGCGCTGGGCGTCGCATCCACCCCCGATTACGTCGTGGCGCTGGAGCAAGAAAACGACGCGCTGCGGGCCAAGGTTGCCGCGCTCTCCGCCGAGCGCATCCGCGCCGACGCCTGCGCCGATTCCGGCCTCGTGGCCGCCCATCTGATGATTGCGAGGGGGGAGTGATGAGCACGAAACACACACCGGGGCCGTGGAATGTCAAGTATTCGAAGTTCAGCATCATTGAAACCCAAGAAGGCGCGCAAGTTGCTGAATGCAAAAACCTGACTGGGCTAGTGAATCTGCAGGCCAACGCCCGCCGCATCGTCGCCTGCGTCAATGCCTGCGAAGGGATTGAAACCTCAGAACTAGAGGAGATCGCTGTCTCCGGCGGGATGCTTGGGCTGCGTGAGGACGTGGCACGCGCTGCCAAGCAGCGCGACGCACTGCTGGAGGCGCTGGAAGAGTTGGTTTCCGAGTTTGGAGTTTGCGGCCTCACTGAAAAAGCCCGCGCAGCTATCGCCAAAGCCACCGGAGAGCCGCAATGAACGAAATGAGCTTGAGAGACCGTATCGCAGCAACTATCAGCACCGAATTCATCGATCAGATGGAAATCGGGCCAGATATTGGCAGCCGGATCGTTGGCAGGGATTTCCCTGGGTGGAACAACCCTAAGGAAGCGCTTTCGTGGCTTGCTGACCTTCGAGCGAAACTCCGTTATATGGAAGCTGACGCCATGCTCAAGGCCCGCGAGGTGTCGCAATGAACTCCCGCGACCTCCCCGGCCCCGGCGACGCTGCCACCTGGGGCCATCACGCCAAGGCCCCCGGCAGCCCGGACTACGACGAGCGTTGGCAGGACGAATCGACCATCGACGCCGACATGGAAGAACTGTCCGAGTGGATTGACACATTCGAGTGCGCCGTCAGGGCGCGCGATTTCCATCGCATGCAGACGGCAATGTGGATGGCCGAGTCGAAGATGGAAGCGTTAATCGAGGAGTGGAAGCCGTGAATAACAAAGAAATATCGGAGCGACTCCGAAAAATAGAATGGATGGAAAACGCAATGGAAGACGCAAGGCGAACGCTAACGCTTGCCGAAGTTGATTTGGCGTTCGCTCGGTTAGGCCACACCGAGAGCATTGATGGAGCAAAAATCAAGATGCGCGAAGCGGCAAAGATTCTCAACGAGCGGAGCGAGAAATGAACGCCCCCGACCACATTCCGCTGTCCGGCGTGATCGAAGGAATGCGCGCCGAGGATTACCACGCGGCGCCGGGGCTGTCGAATAGCGGCCTTTCTGTGCTTTCCCGCTCGCCGTTCCTCTACTACTCGCGGATGCTTGACCCGGCCCGCCCGCCCGAGCCGGAACGCGGTGGCCAGCTTGAAGGCACGCTGGCGCACTGCGCGATTCTGGAGCCGGGCGAGTTTGACACCCGTTACCGCGTCGGCCCCCAGGTGAGCCGTGCGACGAAGGCATGGAAGGAGGCCGAGGAACTGGCCTGCGCCGACGGCGTGCAACTCATCAAGCCGGATCAGTACGAAGCATCCATGCACCAGGGCGCCGCCGTTCGGATTCTTCCCCAAGTCCGCGAACTGCTCGAAATCGGCCGTCCAGAGCTCTCTGCCTTCGCCAACGATCCGCGCACCGGTGTGCTGAAAAAGTGCCGCCCGGACTGGACGCACTACTGCGGTGACGGCGACGTGATCCTGATGGACGTGAAGACCTACAGCGACGCCAGCCCGGCCGAGTTTGCCCGTCAGATCGCCCGCAAGGGCTATTACCGGCAGGCCGCGCACTACTGGGACACCTACCAGCGAGCAGCGAAGGTCAATGTGCTGGCCTTCGTTTTCGTGGCCGTCGAAACCGAATGGCCGTACCAAGCCAGCGCCGTGATGCTCGACGACGCCGCGCTGGAGTTTGGCCGGCGCGAGAACGAGCGCCTGACCGAGCTCTACGCCCAATGCCTTGAGCGCAACAAGTGGCCCGGCTACGGCGACCAGATCGCGCTCGTCTCTCTGCCCCGCTACATCACCAACCCGTACAACCCGGAAGAGGAATGACCACCATGACCAGAACCACCACCGTGGCCGCCATCAAGACCGCCGCCATGACCCCGCAGGAGATGGCCAGCGCGGCCCGAACGACCGCAAAGGAGGCCGGCGCCGGCACCGTGAAGCGGTTCTTTGAATCGAACCGCGAAAGCCTGATGGCCGTCCTGCCGAAGCACTTCGACACCGACCGGATGCTGAAACTGGCCCTTGGCGCCCTGCGCACCACGCCGAAGCTCGCAGAAGCCTCAAACGCCTCCCTGCTTGGCGCCGTCGTCACCTGCGCCCAACTGGGCCTTGAGCCGAACACTCCGCTTGGCCACGCCTACCTGCTTCCCTTCGACAAGCGCGAAAAGCAGAACGGCCAGTGGGTGACGACCGAAACCCAGGTGCAGGTCATCATCGGATACAAGGGCATGCTCGATCTGGCCCGCCGCTCCGGCCAGATCGTCAGCATCGCCGCCCACGAGGTGTGCGAGGGCGACACCTTCAGCTTTGCCTACGGCCTCGACGAGGAACTGATTCACCGCCCGGCGATGGGCGACCGCGGCCCGGTGATCGCCTTCTACGCGGTTGCCAAGCTGGTCGGCGGCGGCCACTGCTTCGAGGTGATGAGCATTGACGAGGTGAATCACATCCGCGACAAGGCCGCCGAGAAAAACCGCGCCAAGAAGGACGCAAGCGGCCGCCCGATCATCACCGGGCCGTGGGCCGACAACTACGTCGAGATGGGCCGAAAGACCGTCCTGCGCCGACTGTTCAAGTACCTGCCGATCAGCATCGAAAACCTGGCCTTTGCTAGCGCCATTGACGGAAAAACCATCGACGCGCCGACGACCCTTGAGGATGCGGCCTACAGCGATTTTGGCGGCCACGACGACGATACGCAAGAGCCGGCCCTGATCGCCCACCAGCCCGACCCAGAGCGCGCTCCCGATCCGGCCGTCACCGCCGACGGCGAATGGACTCCCACTGCGGCAGAACTGGCCAAGATCGCCGCGCGCGAACTGGCCGAGGCGCAGCCTGGCCTTGATGGCATGAACTGACCATGCGCCGCGTCCTCGTCCGCCGCCACACGCGCCGGCATCACGGCCGCACGCTGGAAGTGCCGGCCCACTGGCGGCGCATCGGCGACGCGGAGCCGGAGGTGGCGCCCGTCGAGCGCGACGACCGGACGGGCGAGCTGTTCGGCGATGTTGAAACGATCTGCGCGCTGGGCTCAATGCCAGACGGCGCGGTCATTACTGGCGCGCTGCTTAGAGCGGCGCGGGAAGAGTGGAGGAAGTGATGGGAAAGGTTGATCCGAACGAGGCGCCGCCGGGGTGCGTGGCCGTT